CTGGAATCCACACGCGGATGTGGCGGAATTGGTAGACGCGCTAGTTTCAGGTTCAAGACCAATTTTTGAACACTAACGTATGTCCCGGCTGTAAAACGCTGGGACTTCTTTCGTAGTAAGGTATCCACTAACGTATACATCTAATCACTGGTTCTAGCGTGCCATTCCCACATGAAATTGAGGCTCAGTACAAGCTTGAGAGAGATGCAATCAAGCATGGGTTAACAAAACTACACAAGAACACTAGACAGTTGGAGGAGAAATCCTATGCATCAGCAACTGTTTACGGTGCAACTTCGATTGAAGCTGCGATGAATGAGGTGTCAGCCTTCCTTCGGGATAGGTACACCGATATAAAGGAGAGGAAGAACGGTCAGTATTTTAAAGATGTACTCCAATACCTCTTACATATTGAACCGGAAGCTCTAGCAGCTATTGCACTGAAGAGGACATTTGACACTGTATTCTCTACTAAACAAGACAGAAAGAAACCGAATACAGTTGCTAATGTCACTGTCTCAATCGGTGCAGCTGTTGAGGCTGAATGTCAAATCAGATGGTATGAGTCTCAAGATCCACAACTATTCAAAAAAATCACAGATCGGTACTGGCATAAATCAGCAGGTACTCAACAGCGATTGAGTGTTGCTCGATTAATGATGAACCGTAAGGATTATGTATGGGATCGTTGGTCAACTGAGGTAAGAGCAAGGTTAGGTAACTGGCTGCTAAATGCAGTAATGGTTAGCACTGGCTGGTTTGAAACCAAAGTCACATTGGAAGGCAAACCAAAGTTGACGGTAGTTGTACCTACTGATAAATACCTGGCAATACAAGAGAGACTATTACATGAGGCTGAGTTGTTCAGTCCGTGTTTATATCCGATGCTCATTCCTCCCAACGATTGGACGAACGAGAAACCTGGCGGATATCTACTTAATGAAGTAATGCGGGGGAATGATTTGGTTCGGCGTGGCAATCCCACAATAATACAGGGGGAAACACCTATCGCCTTTCTGAATCAATTGCAGCAGACAGCGTACAAGCTAAATGACTTTGTGCATACTGTTGCGAAAGAACTGGATAAGCGTGGCTATGTAGTTGGTAAGTTCAAACCGCTATCACATGCTGCGTTATGGGAGATGCCAACCAAACCTGTTGACATTGAAACTAATGCTGATTCACGTCAGAAATATAAGCGTGAGAAAGCTGAGGCTATGAATGCCAAGATGGATTACATACGTTCAATGCATGTTCGGACGAGTATTACATTGAATATGGCATCCATGTTTGAAGGTAAGAACTTCTGGATTCCATGGAGTTACGACTATCGTGGAAGAGTTTATCCTATTCCCCCTTTCTTATCTCCTCAAGATACAGACTTTGGTAAAGCTATGCTTCGCTTCGCTGAAGAAGCTTTTGTTACACCTGATTCTGAGGAATGGCTAGCCTTTCAAGTAGCAACTACATATGGGTTAGATAAAGAAACAATCCAAACAAGATTAGATTGGGTTGTTCACAATCACGATTTAATCTCTCGCGTTGCAACTGATCCACTGAAGTATTTGTCGGATTGGGAAAACGCTGAAGAACCATGGCAGTTCTTAGCAGCGTGTGAGGAATTCCACCACGTCATTATTACTTGTGATCGAAATTATACTTCTCTGCCAATTGCAGTTGACGCCACCTGTTCAGGATTACAAATCCTCGCAGGACTCTGCAAATGCAAAAAAACAGCCGAGCTTGTCAATGTCTTGCCATCCAATAAACCTAGAGATGCCTACAAGACAGTTGCAGATGCCTGCATCGATGAGTTTCCCGAACGTTTAAGGAAATACTGCGATAGAACCGTGACAAAAAGATGTGTCATGACTATACCGTATAATGCAAAACCTTGGTCTAATAGACAATATATAAAGGAAGCATTTAAAAAGAAAGGTATTACTGATCTAACTACTGAAGAAGTTAATCAGTGTGTCAAAGCTGTGAGGAATGGTGTCGAAAAAGTGGCACCATCTGCATTAGCAGCAATGGATTGGATAAGCAAAGAAATTGGTAATGCAATTAAGAGGGGGAATGAGACAATTGAATGGTGTACTCCATCAGGATTTGTTGTCTATCAAAAGAGAAACAAATACACTAAACAACGTCTTGATTTGAAGTTGTTAGGTAGATGTGCTTTCTCCATCTTAGGTGCAGAGAAGGGTCCAGATATCAGTAAACATAAAGCATCTGGTTCACCAAATCTTATTCATTCACTTGACTCAAGTCTCCTTCACATTGCAGGATTACGTTTCGACTCCCCGCTTTCCGTCATACACGACTCGGTTCTATGTCGTGCTACTGACATGTCTACTCTTTCACGACTCGTTCGTGAAACTTACATGCATCTATTTGCGGAACAGGATTATCTAACCTCTTTCGCACAACAGATAGGTGCTGAAACCGAACCTCCGATTATTGGTGACCTTGAACCGGAATCAGTAATTGAATCAACCTATTTTTTCTGTTAATTATCCACTAACGTATGGCACGTACCACATTCGTAACTGAACAACCTGTAGTCCTTGAAGGATTCCAAGCTGTAATGAAACCAAGTAAGTTTGGTTATTCACTTGCAACTGTATTTGATCAAGAACTTATCGATAAACTTGAAGAAGATCGAACTGAAACACTGAAGTGGGCTCAATCAAAGCTCAAGAATCCTAAGCGTGCAACACTAAAGCCTGAACCATGGGAAGAAGTATCTGAAGGTACTTACAAAGCTAAGTTCTCATGGAAGGAAGAGAATAAACCACCAATTGTTGATACTGAAGGTACGCCTGTCACAGATGAGAGGACTCCTCTATATTCTGGATCAAAGGTAAAGGTCGCGTTTTATCAAAAGCCTTATATACTTAATGATGGTCAAACGTATGGTACTTCACTAAAACTTCTGGGAGTACAAATTGTTGCTCTTCAATCTGAAGCAGGGGTTGATACAGGTGACATGAATACCGAAGATGTTGCCGCACTGTTTGGTAACACTAAGGGATTCAAACAGAGTGAACCTAATGTAAGTGCTACCCCTACATTTGAAGATGAAGATGATTTCTGAAAGTGTTATGACGATTTATACACTTATTGGATAGTACCTGATGACAACAGTAATTGAAGACAAAGGTCGTATGAACCTCTATGCAAAAGAACCACCAATGGTAATTATGGAAGTTAACGAAACACACAACGAAAAAGCTGAAAAACTCAATGGTAGGGTTGCAATGATTGGCGTCATTGCAGTTTTAGGTGCTTATGCACTGACAGGACAGGTTATCCCAGGTGTCTGGTGATGCCTGCTATTAATCTTGTCGATGCAGCAAACTACTACAAGGATTTGCCACACCAACGTGATGCATTTGCTTGGTTACAAAACTGCTGTAGTGATGAAGTCTTATCAGAATTTGCTAGGCTTTACCGAAACAATTCAGAAACCAATGAGTTCACTAATGATTGGGAGAGTGTCTACAAGCTAGCCAATGCAGCCGGCGCTAAGTATCCAGAATTAGTTTGTGCCCAATGGGCATTGGAAAGTGGATGGGGTCAACATGTATCTGGTAAGAATAACTTCTTTGGAATCAAAGGTAAGGGAACAGTCCAAAAGACATGGGAAGACTATGGCAATGGGCCAGTTACAATACTAGATGAATTCAAAGATTTTGACACACCATTTGATTGTATCAATGAGTTGGTAACTAAATGGTATAAGGATTATCAAGGATACATTGGTTGTAACTCAGCCAAAGATAGAGATTATGCAGCATATCATTTGAAGAATGAAGGGTATGCAACAGATCCTGTCTATCCACAGAAGCTAATCAGCCTAATGAACAAATACGCATAGGAGAATTATGCCTTACGGACCTGGAACATACGGAACAAAAAAAGGTCGTCCGCCTAAGAAAAAAGGAACTAAGAAGTAATGGGTTTCAGATCAGGACTAGAAGAAAGAGTCGCTGATCTTATGGTTGAATTAGGAGTGAAGTATGAGTATGAATCTACTAAAGTTCCATATCAAATTCAACATAACTACACTCCTGATTTTTATCTGCCTAACGGCGTTTATCTTGAGTGCAAAGGGTACTGGGAACCGGCGGATCGTCGTAAGATTAAAGCCGTCAAACAGCAACATCCAGAGATTGATCTAAGGATGGTCTTCCAATCACCCTTCAATAAGATTAGCAAAAAATCTAAAACAACATACGCACAATGGTGTGAAAAACACCACATACCTTGGACAAGTTTTACTAACATACCGATAGCTTGGCTTGTATGACAAGCGAATTTGAAAGGCACATACCTTGTGAAGAGTGTGGCTCATCTGATGGAAACAGTCTCTATACAGATGGTCATACTTTTTGCTTTGTGTGTCATACATATAAAGCACCTGATGGACAACAAAGTATTGTTCACAATCATCAAACACGGATGAGTTACATAGGATCAGCCCAAAGGCTGCATAAAAGAAACATCTCCGAAAAGACCTGTGAAAGATTCAAAATTTACAGAGATGGAGATAAGCTACGTTTTTACTATCACAACTCTGATGGAATACCTATAGGTGCTAAGACTCGCACCGCTAATAAAATCTTCAGTTATGAAGGTGAGTCTAATGGTCAATTCTTTGGTCAACATCTATGGAAAGGACACGGTAAACAGATCATCATCACAGAGGGCGAGATTGATGCTGCAACATATGCAGAAATCTTACCTACTTGGGATGTTGTCTCCCTACCAAGTGGTGCAGCTGGAGCTAAGAAAGCTGTACAAAATAATTATGAGTTCTTACAAGGTTATGAGTCTATTGTCTTATGGTTCGATAACGACGAACCGGGCCAAGAAGCCGCCAAAGCAGCTGCATCAGTATTACCCCCAGGAAAAGTATTCATCGCCCGTCTAGAGGGTTACAAGGACATCTCAGACGCATGGCAAGCAAATGATAAGGCTGCCATTGATAAAGCATTTTGGTCTAAGAAAGCATATAGACCAGATGGAATTGTCGAAGGTAAAAATCTACTTGAATTAGTCACAACTCCTAACCCTCCTAACGATCATGAGTACCCATTTTCCGGGCTTAATAACAAGCTCCATGGCATACGATACGGAGAGCTTTGCACAATTACTGCAGGAAGTGGTATCGGAAAGAGTAGCTTCTGCAGGGATCTTGCAACTTCTCTATTACAAAGCGGAGAACGGGTTGGTTACCTGGCACTTGAAGAATCCAACAGAAGGACAGCATTAGGTTTAATGTCTGCTGCTGTTGGTAAATCCTTACATCTAGGAGAACCAACAAGAGATGAATTAACTGAAGCATTTGATGCAACCATTTCTAAATGGAATTTGTATCTCTTTGATGGCTTCGGTTCTTATGACCCGGATATTATTTACAATCGTATTGAATATCTAGCGTCTGGTCTTGATTGCAAGATCATCTTTCTTGACCACTTATCAATTCTATTGAGTGGATTAGATGGAGATGAGAGACGTATGATTGACCAGACGATGACACGTCTTAGGTCATTAGTAGAACGTACGGGTATTGCATTATTTCTTGTATCACATTTACGTCGAACTACTGGAGACAAAAATCATGAAGAAGGAGCACGAGTCACTCTCGGACAATTGCGCGGATCTTCTGCAATCTCTCAACTTAGCGACTCGGTCATTGGATTGGAAAGAGATCAACAATCCGACAAAGCTGGAGGTGTTACGACTGTGCGAGTGCTTAAAAATCGTTATTCAGGCGAAACTGGAGTAGCCTGTACACTCACGTATAACCTAGAAACATGCAAGTTTGATGAAACTGAACCCGATGAAGAATTCAACCCAGAAGATTTCTGAATACATAACAGAATTGAAACGACCTAATCCACCGACTGCTGAAGCTATTAAGCGTGCACAGTTTGTTGACAAGACCTATGTATGGAAACAGAAATGAGTCTGGTCTTTGACCTAGAAACTAATGGGTTACTAAACACTGTATCAACAATTCATTGTCTTGTTATTTATGACCTAAATAAAAACGAAACTTACACATTTAATGATGAAGGTAAGGAAGAACCTATTATACGTGGCATTCAAATGCTTCAAGATGCTGACTGCATCATGGGCCATAACATAATAGGATATGACCTACCTTGCATCAAAAAACTATACCCTTGGTTTGAAGATCCACCGTTAGTTATTGATACCTTAATTTTGTCTAGATTGTATCATAGCGATATGATCAAATTGGATAAAAAACATGAGTGGAAAAACATGCCATTGCAATTATATGGTAGACACTCACTCGAATCATATGGTTACAGGCTAGGTGAATTTAAAGGTTCATTTGGTAAAGATACTGATTGGAAAGAGTGGTCACAACCAATGGAAGATTATTGCAAACAAGATGTAATTGTAACCACCAAACTTTGGAAACACTTTCAACCTTACCTGAGTGGGTCTCGTTAGAGCATCAGGTAGCAAACATACTCACCAAACAAGAAATACATGGATGGCATTTCGATGAAAGAGCTGCATGGGAACTTGCATCGGCTCTCCGCGACGAATTACGAGAGACTGAAAATGTACTTCAGAGGAGACACCCTTACGTCGCCGGAGCTACGTTCACTCCAAAACGAGATAACAAGTCTTCGGGGTATATCAAAGGGTCAACATTTCAAAGACTCAAAGAACTAAATTGCACATCACGAGATCATATTTCATGGATCCTGCAAACATATCATGGTTGGAATCCGAAACATCTGACACCTACTGGGAAGCCGATTATCGACGAAGTTGTACTGAAGGAGATAATTGCATCAGGTGGACCGAAGATTGCTTCGGATTTCATGAGATGTCTAGATATTACGAAGAAATTGGGGATGATCTCCGAAGGCGTCAACGCATGGCTCAAGCTATCTACGAATGACCGGATACATCATCACTGTAGTGTCGCAACGTCTACACACAGGTGTGCGCACCGATCACCGAACTTGGCGCAAGTCCCCAGCGATGGAAGATTTAGAGCACTCTTTATCCCAACTCCAGGCTTATGCATGGTCGGCGCTGATCTTTCTGGGATTGAGCTTCGGATGCTTAGCCACTATTTATCTCGTTACGACGAGGGACGTTATGCCAACATCCTCCTCAATGGGGACATCCACCAAGTAAATGCAGACAAGGTGGGTGTCTCAAGATCAGCTATTAAGACAATTTCGTACGCGTTTTTGTATGGAGCTGGAGATGAAAAAATCGGACATAGTTATGACAAACAACTCTCTTCTAGCGCAGCTAAACGAAAAGGTAAGGAAATTCGTAAAGCATACATCGAAGCAATTGATGGATTGGGAGATTTACTACAAGCTATCAAGAAAGCTTCGGAAAGAGGGTTCATCAAGTCTATCGATGGAAGAAAAATTAAGGTTGATTCACCTCATAAAGCGCTGAACTATTTGCTTCAGTCAGGAGCGTCAGTTGTCGCTAAGCGTTGGCTGGTAATCAATCAAGACCACATTAAAGAATTAAATTTATGCTGCTCTCAATTGGGATTCATCCATGATGAACTTCAATTTGAAGTAGACCCTAATCATGCAAAAGACTTATGTTCATCCTTGGTACTTAGCGCTACAGAAGCTGGCGAGTTCTATAAACTCAAATGCAGAATCGACGCAGAAGCAACACAAGGAAAAAACTGGAGCGAAACACACTAAATGAAAATCTTTATTGATTCAGCTGACGTATCAGAAATCGCAGCCTGTCAAGAGACAGGGTTGATTGAAGGCGTCACCACCAATCCCACGCTAATCATGAAGAGTGGTAGAAAACCCCATGATGTCTACCGAGAACTACAACAAATGAATATCCCTGACGTCTCTATGGAGGTGATGGGATCTCTCAATAAAATGATTGATGATGGTACTGAACTACACGAACTCTTTGGAGGTGTGGCTACCATTAAACTACCAATGACTGTAAATGGATTACTAGCTTGTAAGCATTTCAGTCAATTTAAAATCAAGACTAATGTAACTCTTATCTTTAATTCAGCGCAGGCAATATTGGCAGCTAAAGCTGGTGCAACATATGTCAGTCCATTCGTTGGTCGTATTGATGATCAAGGGTATGCAGGTACTGAAGTAGTCCGAAGCGTAGCTGATTTAGTCAGGTACAAAACAGACACAAAAGTATTGGCAGCATCTATTAGAACACCACAACGTGTAGTTCGTTGTTTCTACAATGGCGCTGATATTGTCACTATGCCACCTAAAGTATTTTGGCAAATGTATGACCATATACTGACCGATAAAGGTCTAGAAATATTTGAAAACGATTATCAGGAATGGCTGCTTAATGCTGTACAACAATAAAAATCAGAAAGAAATTAAACCTATTAAGAAGACAACTACTCAAGGTCAAAGCCGTAGATCTAGACCGAAAGGTAATAGGAAAATGAGTAGAGGCCAAGGTAAATGACAACATTATTGATTGACGCTGATTATATTGTCTACAAGAGTTGTGCTGCAGCAGAGTATGACATTGATTGGGGCGATGATGTAATCATGGTCGGATCTAAATTCTCTGAAGCATATGCCAATACTGTTAGAGACATCGATAGAATTAAGGGAGAATTTTTTGATCCTGATATCATTCTGTTCTTTTCCGATTCTACTAATTTTAGGAAACAAGTTGATCCAGCATATAAGGGTCATCGAAATCGTAAAAAACCCTGCGGATACAGAAGAGTAATCCATGCATTACATGATGAATATCGTGTAATTCGTATGCCTGATTTAGAAGCTGATGATGCCATGGGAGTTTATGCAACCTCTGAAGAGGACTGTGTTATCTGCTCTCCTGATAAGGACATGAAGCAAATTCCTGGAACCTTATACAACATGGATGAGGTGTTCACAATCACGCATATAGATGCTTGGCAATGGTTTTTAATTCAAACACTTGCAGGCGATCAAACTGATGGATACTCTGGAGCGCCAGGGTTCGGTGTAAAAACTAGCGCAAAATTTTTTTCCGAAAATGGGTACACTTGGAATAGTGTAGTCAAAGCGTTTAAACAAAAAGGTCTCACAGAGGATGATGCCTTAAAAAATGCACGCCTTGCAAAGATACTTACCTCTAACGATTATGACTTCGAACACTCCAGACCCATATTATGGACTCCCGCCGATGCCGACAGTAGAACTAACACTGGAACAACAGTTCAAATTGAGAAGGATGAGTGATCTTTTAGATAAATGTCCTAAAGAAGAAATGATTCCACTCTTTCTTGATCTACAAAAAACTAATTTTATTTTAACCAACAACATCTCTGAACTTCTAAAAGCATGGAATGTCCCAGTCACTACGATAGAGGAAGTATAGAACCGTGGGATTTTATTAGAGATCAACAACTTAATTACCACCTAGGTAATGCTATTAAATATATTTGCAGAGCCGGCTACAAAAGCACTGCGACGAAAACAGAAGACCTTAAAAAGGCTATCCACTACCTTAAAAATGAACTTGACAACTGCAACGAGAATGACTCCATCGGACCAAGCAATTCAGTTCCGATCCGCTTACGGTATCCAGAATGGTGAGGACAACCGGGCCATGCAATTAGATTTGATTGCTGAAGAATATAGTGAACTTTGTTATGCTAAAGGTAATGAAGGTTATGAACAAGAATTAAAGGAACTAGCAGATCTTGTTTATGTCTGCTTTCAATATTCTGAGAACATGGGATGGGATCTAGAAGAAGCACTTGATCGTGTCCATAAATCAAACATGTCCAAGCTTGGACTAGATGGTAAACCTATTCGCCGTGCTGACGGCAAGGTCTTGAAAGGACCAAACTATCAACCACCTAATTTGTCTGATTTGGTATGAGTAAAGGAAAAATTGCCCGCACTGGGCGCGTACAAAATTGGATTGATGATCCCCATGGCAGACTCCCAGTATCATGCACGGTCTTCGTTTGTGGAAACGAAATGGAAGGCACAGACGGAATTGAAGCAAGTTGGAAGTTTGCTTCCCACGCTCTACGATATGGAGCAGGAGTTGCAGTCCATTTATCAGAACTTGACCCCAAAGGCCACGAGAGAGCAAGCGGCGTCATTGCGAGTGGTCCTGTATCATTTGGACGAATCCTATCGATCCTTAATGAAACTTTGCGCAGAGGGGGAAAATTCCGCAACGGAGCAATAGTCCTCCATTATGATGCAAACTGTGCTGACCTTTATGACTTTGTAACTGCACCTAGAGATGTACTTCCATGGGTCAAACGTTGTGTCAACATCACTCAAGAGTGGTGGGATGACATGTCCGATACAAACAAACAAGCATTACTTCAAGCTATTAAAGCAGGTGATGTTTGGCTAAACAAAGTTAAGTATGAAGGAAAAGAAAGAATCCGTGGAAATGTATGCCTTGAAGTGTACTTGCCCCACCGAGGAACATGCTTGCTCCAACATATTAATCTTGGAGCCTGTACATTTGACGACATCCCAGACGCTTTTATTCAAGGGATGCAACAACTTTGTGACTTACATAGTAAGACAGGTGTTGGAGAGACTGGAGAATACCTCTCTCCAGAAACAGATCGACAAGTTGGACTTGGAGTGCTGGGTCTCGCAAACCTCTTGCGGCGGTACGGTGTCACCTACGAACAATTTGGTCGAGCTTTAAACCACTATAATAACAATACTCCAAAGGCAACTGTAGCTTATGAACTAGCTTCAAGACTTGCTGTTGGAATTAGTAAAGCATCACAAGTAGCACGTGCTCATAATATGGTTAGAGCTTTTGCTATTGCTCCTACTGCATCATGCAGCTACAGATCAGAAGATACTGATGGCTTTACTTGTACACCTGAGATTGCACCACCTATTGCACGAAGTGTTGATCGTGACTCAGGAACTTTCGGTGTAAAAACATATGATTATGGCGAAGTAGAAATTGCATCTGAAGTTGGATGGGATAACTACAAAGCTGTTGCGGATGGCATCATGACGATGTACTCTCGCAGTGGACTTCTTCATGGGTATTCATTTAATTGGTGGTCTGATATGGTCACAATGGATGAGAAATTTATTGAAGAGTGGCTTAGGTCTCCACAAACATCTCTTTATTATTCCCTTCAAGTTATGGGAGATGTTCAGGATAAATCGGATGCCTATGCTGCTCTTGATGGAGCTGACTTAGAAGATTACCTGAGCACAATTTTGGGAGATGCAACTAATGAACCCCAATGTGACTGTGCAGAATGAACCCTTATCAAAAACTACTAGCGCGGAAGCGCAAATGGACACCAGTAAAACCAACTGCTGGTACATGCAAAGAAGGCTCGGAGGCAACGATTCTCCGTGCGCTTTCATTGCGACACATGGAACTACCTGTGGGAGATTTTATCCGTGATGCTTTATCCACTGACGTACCGAAGCTCTCCCGAGAGTTACTCATCTCTAATGTACGGGATGAAGAGAACCACGACTTGGCACTTGGTCTCATCGCCGATGCTTACGGCACTGATGAAAAGGCTGAGAAGGAAGCGTTGGCGCTCAGAGATGCGTGGACTGCGCATCCAGATCACACGATACTCAAAGCAATGGTTGCCGAACGTGCAATTTTCTTTGTACTATTGCCATTCTTTCGCTTTAATGGTGACGCTGCAATGCGTACAACCTCAGCAGATATAAGTAGAGATGAACAAATTCATGTTAGCGCCAATAGTTTGGTTTGTAGGGAGTTGGGGCTTGATATCAGTCCTAGTCTTGATAAACTCCGCAAGGCAACTATCAACTGGGTAATGCAACCGCTGTCTTATACAAATGACAATAGATATTTGTCGAAAAAATTTTGGCTAGATTGCAGCGACAACTTAATGTATCAGGGTAAAGCACCTGAACTTGTCGCTACTAAGTCAGCACGTATGCCTGCATTCTTTGAGCATTCAAATGTCAACCTCCCACAATATGCTTAGTCTCCTTGAAGCTCGTGGCATGGAAACTAATGCAATAATCAATGAGCTTCAAGAACAATTCCCACCCGTTAATCCAACACCAAATGATTCAATCGCAAAAATTATGTACTTATCTGGTCAGCGTTCAGTGGTTGAATGGTTACTAAATAAAATGGAGGACAAGCAATGAGTTTAAAGAGTGATCTAGACAAGTATGGATCAGATGGTAATCTAGATTCTTCTGAACTAAGGGAGTTAAAGAGGAAGTATTATAATGATAAAAATCATAAGGCATTTGCTCAAGAACTACAGATCCTTGCACAACGTCGTCGTGGTCTGAAAATTGAAGGTAAAAAAAAGGCGTTCAGACCAGATGATGCTCTCAAGTCGTTAGGATACACAGAAGGTGGTCTTGATAAATGGAAGGAGTATGGACGTAGGCAAGAGGAAAATTATAGGAAAGAAGCTGCGAAAAATTCTAATCAAGTTGAAACTAACTGGAACTACAAAGATTGGCTTAAGAGTGACCAAGCTAAAACAGTTAAAGAAGCAATCATGAGAGGTGAAGCTGTACCTGATTTTCAATTCACTACAGCAACTGACTCTACAGATGACATGGCTGTTCCTACCATAACAGCTACATTCTCTGGGGCAATTCCTGGAACTAAAAAGAAGAAAGATGGTGGTGGTGGTTTTGAAAACAGTGTAGTCGAAGAGTGGAAGGCTGATCCTTGGGAAATGAAAACCCTGGATACTTCTGAGATTGACAAGAAATTCAGTACAGATAAATTAGAAGCTAGGCTTGAGAAAGCTGTAGCTAATAGACTTCCTTCTCCAAAAGCTCCTGATATAAACATAGAACCTGCATCATATAAGGTGCCTTCCTTTAAATCAATCATGAAGGAAGCCAAGAAAAACCTCAAGAAAGAGGTTGCCTTCAATCCAGATCCTATGAAAGTATCTATGCTTCCTGATAGATTAATTAAGGAAAGACAGCAGAGGAGTGATAAATTGAATGCGAGAGCAGGTTCACTTGGTCCCGTCAATAATTCTGGTAACAAAGGTAGTAGGAAAATTAAACGATTCCCAGGTGAATTTAATAAAAAACCCTTCGGAAAGAACCAATCAAATGAATGGCGTGCTCCAATGAAAGTAAAAGGTCCGGTAGGAAAAGACTGGGGAGGAAAAATGAATCCTAAGTTTGATCAAATGGAGTACGATTCTAAAGGTAGGTGGAAAGCACCTCATGAAATTTCAAAAGAATTTAAACGCTAATCATGGAAACAGCTAAAGGTAGGTACGATTATCTAAGGTCTTTCCGTGACCAATATCTAGAGACAGCTATCGAAGCTGCTAGGTTGACTATCCCTTACATCATCCGTCAAGATGATGAAGATTCAAAAACACGTACTAATTTAAAGACACCTTGGCAAGCGAGTGGAGCACGTGGTGTGTCTGCTCTTGCTGCTAAGTTGATGCTTGCTTTGATGCCACCGCAGACAAGTTTCTTTAAATTACAACTCGATGAAGCACAGCTAATTAAAAACGATATTGATCCTCAAGTAAAATCTGATCTTGATCTTTCATTCTCAAAGATTGAAAGGACAATCAACGAAATGATTTCTGCTTCTGATGATCGTGTTGTTGTACACCAAGCAATGAAACACTTGGTAGTAACTGGCAATGCTCTCCTGTTTATGGATAAGGATCAACTTAAAGTCTATCCTTTGAATAGGTATGTCGTCGATAGAGATGGTGATGGAAACGTAATTGAGATCGTTACACGAGAACGCATCCACAGATCATTGGTTGAACCTAAGTTGCCTGCTGAGGCTAAGCGAAAGGTAAACCGCGTCGGTGATGACGGCGAAACTTCTAGTTACAATGATGATATTGACGTGTACACACATGTCAAACGAGATAACAATCGAATGATTTGGTATCAAGAAAGCCTTGGATATAGGCTGGAAAAATCATTCAGCAAAGCACCGCTTGATAACAACCCTTGGATTGCACTGAGGTTCAACACTGTTGATCAAGAACCTTATGGTAGAGGTAGGGTAGAGGAGTACATGGGTGATCTGAAATCACTTGAAGCACTCACTCAGGCTATCGTAGAAGGCTCTGCAGCAGCAGCTAAAGTAGTTTTTGTAGTATCACCTAGTAGTACAACAAAACCTCAGACACTGGCACAGGCAGGCAATGGAGCGATTGTCCAAGGAAGACCTGATGATATTGGTGTTGTACAAGTTGGTAAAACAGCTGACTTCCAAACTGCTCAGGCTATGATTCAAAGTTTGGAAAGTAGAATCAGTGATGCATTCCTTATTCTTAATGTAAGAAACAGTGAACGCACTACTGCTGAAGAGGTGAGGATGACTCAACAGGAATTGGAGAGTCAACTTGGTGGTCTATTCTCACTGTTGACAGTTGAGTTCCTAGTACCTTATCTCAATAGGAAGATGAACACTCTTCAACGAACACAAGAGATTCCTCGTATTCCTAAAGATCTAGTTAAACCAACTATTGTTGCAGGTATCAATGCTATTGGTCGCGGCCAAGATAGTGATGCTTTAACTCAATTCATGACTACCATTGCTCAGACTATTGGTCCTGAAGCAATCATGCAGTACATCAATAGCGATGAACTAATTAAACGATATGCTGCCGCTCAAGGTATTGATTACCTTAACCTTGTTAAGACACAAGAGCAATTATCTCAAGAGTCTGAACAACAACAAATGAATGCTATGGATATGGAACTAGCTAAACAAGCAAGTTCATTTGCATCCGTAGATCAACAGGCTGCAGCAGCACAAACACCACAATAATTTATGACTGAAGAAACACCACAACCAAAGAAACCAACTCGACGTAAAAGTCAGAAACGACAAGAACTTCCACCAGAAGAGGAGCGTGGACTAGGTATTGCTGGTAACCCAAATAAATATGCCCAACGTAAAATGGTAGGAACACCAACCATTGGAAGATCTACTAATTATGTAGAGACAGTTGGACTTGGAAACTTGAAAGTAATTAGTGCAAATGGCAACACTGACGTATGACCCATCCGAAGATACGGGTGAACTATCTGCAGACGAAAAGGAGAGTCTGGAAATTGGTGAGAAGTTAGAGACTCAACAATCTGAACTTCTCGCTGGTAAATATAAAGACGCTGAAGAACTTGAGAAGGCTTACATTGAACTACAAGGTAAGCTAGGTAAGGAAGAATCACCTCAACAATCTCAAGAGGAACCTCCTCAAGAAAAAGAAGAAGAACCTCCTGAAGAGGATTTCTTTGAAGCACTTTGGAATGAATCACAGTCTGATGACAAAGAGTATTCCGAAGGAATCATGGAAAGACTCAAAGGTATGGATCAAACTGAACTTGCTCAGGCTTATCTAAACCTTAGAGCTGATAAAAACAGTCAGCCACAAGAGGATATTATGTCTGAGGCTGATGCCAGTAGTCTTAAAGATATGGTTGGCGGTCAAGATTCATATGATGAAATGATCCGCTGGGCATCATCAGCATTCAATAAAGATGAAATTGATATGTATGACAAAGTAATGGAAAGCGGTAATAAAGCTGCTGCATTCTTTGCTGTACAAGCACTAGCTCAGAGGTTCGGTAATTCACAAGGTGTAGAAGGTGAGATGCTTAAAGGTAGAGCACCACGCACTGAAAGTAAAGATGTCTTCAAGAGTCAGGCTGCACTTGTACGTGCAATGGCTGACCCTAAATATGATAAAGACCCTGCATATAGGCAGGAAGTAATGGAAAAACTTGAACGTTCACCTATTGATTTTTAATTATGTTTAATCGTAAGGGATGCGGATCTAAGGGATCCAAAGGCGGTGGTAAGAAGAAAGGTTATTAATGATTCCAATTTTATCCACTCTCGTATTAACAGCTTCATGGTATGGAGATTTTTTTCACGGCCGTACTACAGCTAATGGGACTATGTTCAACATGCACGCAGCCACCGCTGCGCATAAACATCTCCCTTTCGGAACCAAGCTACGGGTTTGTTATAAGACTTGCGAAGTGGTGACTATTACAGATAGGGGTCCGTTTATCCCCGGACGTGACCTTGATCTGAGCAAGGGGACTGCTGCTCGTATTGGAATGCTTGATGCAGGTGTGGCTCGTGTCAACGTTTATCGTTTTAATTAATTGGCAAACACCGCAATTTTACAAAAACAATCTAACTGGAACTCCTTCTGCGAGTGGGTTACCAGCACAGAGAACCGTCTATATGTTGGATGGTTTGGGACACTGATGATTCCGTGTCTCCTCGCAGCAACTATTTGTTTTATCACTGCTTTTGTAGCAGCACCCCCAGTAGATATCGATGGCATCAGAGAACCAGTCGCAGGATCACTACTCTATGGAAACAACATTATCAGTGGAGCAGTCGTTCCAAGTTCCAATGCAATCGGACTACATTTCTACCCAATCTGGGAAGCCGCAACACTCGACGAATGGTTGTACAACGGTGGACCTTACCAACTGGTCGTCTTCCACTTCCTGGTTGGTATCTTTGGGTATCTGGGACGAGAATGGGAACTTAGTTATCGACTAGGAATGAGGCCTTGGATTTGTGTTGCATATTCTGCCCCAGTCGCCGCAGCTTCAGCGGTATTCTTGGTATATCCGTTTGGACAAGGCTCTTTTTCTGACGGGATGCCGTTGGGGATCTCCGGTACATTCAACTTCATGTTGGTATTCCAGGCTGAGCATAATATTCTCATGCATCCTTTTCATATGCTTGGAGTGGCTGGTGTGTTTGGCGGGGCTCTTTTTTCTGCCATGCATGGATCACTCGTTACGTCGAGCCTTATTCGCGAAACTACTGAATCCGTTTCTTTAAATTATGGCTACAAATTTGGACAAGAGGAAGAAACGTATAACATCGTGGCAGCTCACGGTTATTTCGGTCGGCTTATTTTTCAGTACGCTAGCTTTAATAACAGCCGTAGCCTTCACTTCTTCCTGGCCGCTTGGCCTGTTCTTGGCATCTGGTTCACTAGCCTTGGTGTCTCTACTATGGCCTTCAACTTGAATGGCTTTAATTTTAATCAATCAATCATTGCACGTAATGGTCAAGTGGTTAACACTTGGGCAGATATTCTAAACCGTGCTAATCTTGGATTTGAAGTTATGCATGAACGTAATGCTCATAACTTCCCACTCGATCTCGCTGCAGCCGAGACTACCAAAGTTGCATTAACTGCTCCTTCTATTGGATAATCATGGGATACAACCCTAGTAATCGATCATTGTCGAAAGTACAATACATGGTAAAGACAACCCTTGATCAATGGTTCCAACCAACCACTGGTTATGGTGATAGTCCTGAAGCTGGGACTATGGCTCAGCGTCTTGCTCAATGCAAGGTTATGTCCGGCAAAAAAGCTGACGGCACAACAGATATGGCTGAGGAAGTTGTTCCTACATAAGTAAATAAGAAAGGCTTACAGGGAGGTTCAAGTCCTCCCTTTACTATTTGGCTTGAGCCCGTACGCGGATACCTCTTGCCGAACCATGGTTCTGGTCAATGAACTGCTTATATAAAAACTGAATAACCCTTTGACGTCAGAGGAATTGCTAACTATACCTCTTAAAAATAATGACTGCTCCAGCTGTAGGGTCTGCTACTAATAACACCAGACCTACTCCTATTGGTTCGCTTAACTCGAACCCTCAACTAGCTCTTAGCCAGGGTTATCCCTCTGGTGCCGGTAGTGCCGGTGATAAGTATGCGACTTATCTTCGCCTGTTTAGTGGCGAGATGTTCAAAGCTTATGAGAGTGCATGTATCGCTAAAGGTACTGTCCAAAGCCGTACTCTTCGTTCAGGAAAGAGTATGCAATTCATCTTCACTGGCCGTATGACGGCTGGATACCATACTCCGGGAACTCCGATTCTTGGAAGTGGTGATCCTCCAGTGGCAGAAAAGTCGATCCTGATGGATGATCTCCTTGTGTCTTCAGCATTTGTATATGATCTTGATGAGACACTTGCGCACTACTCGCTGAGATCAGAGATCAGCAAAAAAATCGGACACGCTTTGGCAGAAGCCTATGATAAGAAAGTGTTCCGTACTATTGCACTTGCTGCACGTGAAGCACATCCTGTAACCGCAGCTCCCGGCCCTGAGCCTGGTGGTTCTGTTATTAAGCTTGGCGCTAATAATCAGTACAATGCACAATCTCTAGTGGACGCATTCTTTGAAGCCGCTAGTATTCTCGACGAAAAAAATGTACCCCGTGAAGGACGTACTGCTGTACTTTCTCCACGTCAGTATTATGCACTTGTATCTCAGGTTGATTCAAACATCCTGAATCGTGACTATGGTAATACTCAGGGTAATCTCAACAGTGGCGAAGGTCTCTATGAAATCGCTGGTATTGGAATCAAGCGTTCCAACAACCTGCCGTTCATGGTGACTGGTGCTGGTACTGGCGGTTCCGCTGGTCACATCACTCGTGTCGATGGTGAGAACAACGATTACTCTGGTGACTTCCGCACCTCCTGTGGCCTCATCTATATGCGTGATGCTGCTGGTGTTGTTGAAGGAATCGGTCCTCAAGTCCAAACCACTGGTGCAGACGTGAAGACCATGTATCAGGGTGACATCATCGTTGGTCGTCTGGCTATGGGTGTCGGTACATTGAACCCCGCATGTGCTATTGAACTGCGGGCTGAAGCCTGATAATTGGAGGGTTTAATTATGTCTCTTATTCCTGGTGTGACCCGGAAAGACACAACAACTGCTGGCCGTGTTGTCGGTACTGTTGCTTCTTTGACAATGAACCCTCCTACTCCACAAGAATACGGTCGTCTATCTGGCACTGCTGCTAATGGCACTGCCTCGACCGTAGCTTGCTGGGGTGGTGCAGGAACAAACGCTACTTCACTTTAATAAATGGCTAATCCAACTTCCGCTGCCGGTGACAATGGTGTCTCCGGTGCTACTACTGGCGTGAGTGGTGGAAACACCGCTATGCGTAATTCCGTCGCTAAGACGGAAAAAGGATACGGCTCTGCTGTATCTGCATCCGATGTATATAGTGAAACAAAGAATCTTCGTTTTGCTTATCACACAGTTGAATGCGATTCCCCTGCTAGGACTCGTACTTGATATTAAGGGGATCTTCGGATCCCTTTTTTTTATCCTTATTGAGAATAGATCTAATGAGTCTAACCAAAACACAACGCAGACTAGAGGCTGTCAATCAAATCCTTGAAAGCGTTGGACAAGCTCCAATTACATCCCTTGACCGAACCAACCCGGACGTTGCGATCGCCGAAGACACACTTGATCAGGTGTCCAGGGATGTGCAAGCTGAAGGCTGGACTTTCAATAGGGAATATCATGTCTTAATGACACCAGATTCTAATAAGAATATAGGTGTTCCTGATGACTTTCTTCAGGTTTCCTTGAATACAGCAGAGTCTGTATATAACCGATCCTTCCATGCATCTATCCGTACTAAAAATACTGGTGATGTAAATCGTAAATTGTATGACATGGTAAATCATACATTTGAATGGGATCAAGCTATCTACTGTGATGTACTTAGACATGTAGAATTTATAGCTGTACCTATACCTGTACAGAGTTACATCATTGCAAGAGCTTCTAAGATTTTTGCACAACGTACTGTAGGTTCTCAAGAAATTGCTGCCCAACTTGAGGCTCAGGAAGTTATGTGCAGAGCTTATGCACTTGAATATGACACACAACAAATTGACAGATCATTCTTTGGCTTTAATCAGAATGGTCAGTATTACACATCTTATGAACCTATGAATGCATTGAGGCGGTAATGGCAGCAGTAACACAGACTATCCCTTCTTATAACTTTGGTGTATCACAACAGTCAGATCCAAACATGGCTCCTGGATTCTTGTCTGATATTAAGAACGGATATCCAGATGCAGTCTTTGGTTTACAGAAAAGACCTGGAGCCAAATATGATAATGTTCTATTAGATAGCAGTAGTAACCCTGTAGCAGCTACGGCTTTAGCAGGAGCTTACTGGTTTTCTATTATCAAAGATAGTCAGACATCTATCGAAAATGAACAGGATAGTTATTTCGGATGTATTGTTCCTGCAGTTTACAGTGGATCTACTCTTACTACATTAGGCAATGTAAGGATTTGGAACGCTAAAACTGGTGTAGAGATGACTGTTAATTTCGATCCAAGTACAGGACCGGGAGGATTGACAGCTCCTTACACTAATACTGTTAGAGATTATTTCACCAGTGCATCCTCTAATGATTATAAAGTAGTCACAATTGACAAATCATCTTCTGTATTAAATAGATCTATCACTGTTACTCAAAGTGCTACAAATACTCCAGGTAGTATCTCCACTGAAGTTACAACATTTGCTGATCTCCCTACTTCACCTTCCACTAATGACATCGTAAAAATCCTAAATTCAGATGGTGAAAAAGATGATTACTATTTGAAGTGGAACGGTTCAGCATGGGTAGAAGTTGCTAAACCTGGAATTAGTGATGGCTTTAATAATTGGACCGCTCCACATACAATTAAGTATGTCAGCAGTAGTAATACTTTTGTAGTGAGAGAAGCACAATATACAAATAGAACTGCAGGTGATGAAACAACAGTCCCTACTCCTAGTTTTGTTGGTGCAAAGATTCAAGATGTTTTCTTTTATCTAAATCGTGTTGGATTCCTATCCAATGATAATGTAATACTTTCATCAACTCTTATCCCAGATTATGTTTCTACATCACTACAGGATATTAGTTTCTTTTCTAAGTCTTCTCAGATCTCAATAGCTTCTGATCCCATTGATTTGAATACAGCTAGTGTCAGAGCAGTTACTCTCTACTCTGTTCAACCATCACGTGCTGGTCTTGTTCTATTTGGCAATGGTGAGCAGTTCTTTATGTTCAGTGGTGACGGTCTTCTAACACCACAGACTGCTGAGATTAAGAGTGTTTCTACTTACGAGGTTGATACAACTATTCCTGTTATTGAGTTAGGTGATGAAATTTATTTTGTCTCTAAAACTCCTAGGTATACTCGTGTCTTCAAGATGATGAATCGTGGTACTGAAGCTGTTCCTATTGTCACTGAAGTCAGTAAGATTGTTCAGGAGTATGTACCATCAAATATAGATAAAGTTGTTAGTAATACTCAGAACCAACTACTTGGTCTTACCTCTAAATCAGAAAGTAATATCTGGCTTTATCGTCAGTTCTATAATGAAGGAGAGAAGATTTTACAATCTTGGTTTAGATGGGAACTAATCGGCAAGATACTTACATTCGCATTCTTTACAGATACTATGTTCTCTGTATTAGAACTTACTAATGGTAATGTTGCTATTGTAAGACAAGCGTTGAATAAGGATCCTGATGGTGACCTATTGACAAGTGTTATTACACCTAACCCTGTAGCTGGTACTGTCTTTGGTGTTGGTCCTAATATTGATTTATGGACTGAAGTTACAGGAACTCCAACTTACGATAAACCTACTAATAAAACAACGATACCTCTTCCTACAAATTACCCAGCACTAGTAAATACTTCTAGCATTACTTATAAACCAGTTATGGTGTTGTCTGAAAAGACATCACAAGGTGGTACTACAATATCTACTCAGGCTGGAGACTATAAGGATGCTACTGTAAGTGGTAATAATTTTGTAGTTGATGGTGATTATACAAGTGTAGCCAACAAAATGATTGTTGGTTATAAATATGATATGGAGCTAAAGCTACCTACTACATATTTTAGAGATCAAAATGGTGCTGCAGACTTTACAGCTTCTCTTGTATTGTCTAGATATAAATTCTTCTTTGCACCTACTGGGAGAGTAACCTTTAAGGTCGATGGTTATAGCTCTTATGAAGCTGGATATTCTGTCCTTAATCCACAAACTTATCCATCTAACACACTACCTGTATTTGACGAAGTAACCTTTGATGTTCCCCTACATATGAGAAACGAATTATTTAACCTATCAATCATTAGTGATACACCATTCCCTTCAGCTTTAATTAGTATGAGATGGGAGGGTAACTATAACCCACGTTACTATAGGAGGAGCTAATTATGGCATTACCATCGTGGGTGATACCTGCAATCGGCACCGCTATCGGCACCGGATTCTCTATGAAGGGTGCATCTGATGCACAGAATGCTCAGAACAAAGCCATCAAAGCTCAGAACAAATACGACCATCAAGTTTGGAAATATAACAAGGGTCAAGCTGAAGCTCAGCACGAATTCAACAAAAATGAGGTTGAGATTGCTAGAGCCAATAATGAGAATGAGTTAAGGTTCCGTGAAGCTATTGATTTGCAGAACTACACGGAAGCTAGTCGTCAAAGGTTGAGTGACTTTAGATCTCAGGTACAAGCATATAGAGCTTCTAACCAAGATTATAGAGATTATAAGGGTTTAAATCAGGATATTGCTAGCCAAGCTAGAAGAGATACACTAAACAAATTTAGAGAACAAAGGGCGGCATTAGGATTCAATAATCAGCGTCAAAAGTTAGAAGATTTTGAAAAGATTCAAGACCTTGGTAACCTTATGAGAGGTGCTAAGGCTGACTATAGATCTGCTAGAAAGGACAGCCGATTGGCTACACAAAGAGCTAACCGATCATATAGTCAAGCTATTGATCAAGTTGGAATTGATAATCGAAGGACACGGGCTAACCGAGCTTCTACCAGAGGAGAGAAGAGACTTAGAAAATTGCAGTTCGAAGAAAGACGTGGTTTAGAGAGGCTAAAGAAGGATAAACAACTTGACGATCTTACCCTTACTAAAGATCGCCAGGAACTTGCTAAAAACCAAGCCGTTGCTCAAGCAGAAGAGGCTTATGCAGATGCTCAATTAGCCAAAAACCAAGCTGTTGATTCTATTACGGCTAGATTCGATCGAGCTAATCAGAAGCTTGATCAAAGTGATAGGAGATTTGATCAATCATTTATTGAACAAGAACTTGCCAATACGAATCAAAAGACTCGACTTGATGCTGAATATGAAGACTCCAGGCTTCAAGGTGAGTTTAATGATAAACGATCTGAACTGACTTTTAAATCTGCTGAAGATAATATCTCTGATAAGTTAGAGGATCAACGTTTAAATAAAAATCAAGCTACTGATGAACTTACGGATCAACAGTTGTATCAGATCTTTGAAGTAGAAGGTAATCTTGAATCTTTGCAAGGTGTTGATGGTAATGGTGGTGAACTTGAAGTTCTAAAACTTAGGTATGAGTCTGAAAAGGCTACTAAGGAATTTGAACAGGAAGCTAAGATGTTTGAAGGCTTAGCTGCTGAAGGTGCGCAGCTTGCTCGTGGTCAACGTGGAAAGACTGCAACTAAAAATGTCGCTAGTGTCATGGCTGCTATAGGACGTGAACAAGCACAGCTTGCTGACTCAATCCTACGTGCATCTGCTATATACGATTCTCAAAAGAAAAGTATCGAGGATAAGATTGCACGTGCTAAGACGTTGAAAGGTATGTATGAGGCTACAACTAAACGTAAGAAAACAGATCTTACAGAAACTTTTGAACGTCAAGAAAAAGACAAGACACGTCTTACTGGTCAAGCTAAATCCACTAAAGACTTAGATCTTGAGGTCACTGAAAGCCTACGTGAGCGTGCAGAGAAAAGAAGGGATAGAGAAAAAGGCTTTATTGACTCGACCCAGAAACAACAAGAGGCTCGTAGAGATCTTGAAAAAGCATTCAATGCGGAAGATCTAAATCTGAATAAATTAGACGAGGTGCGCTTAGTTGCGGATGAACAGGAAACACTTGATAGAGTGAAGATCCGTACAGATCGTCAGGCACAAGATGCTAGAGATTCATTTGATTTAGATCAACGTGCTTTCGACGAAGCAACAGCGTACGTCAAAGAAGAGTGGGAGAGTACAAAGAGATCTCTTTCTAATGAACAAAAGCTTATGGTGAATTCCTTGAATAATCAACTTAAGCAATATGGCATTGACCTTTCGGCCAATAACAAAGCCCGTAGGGCTGCGCTTCAAAACTTCAAGACTGCTCAAACAGCTAATCAGAATGCTATTGATGCTGCTGAAAGTGAGTACGGTATTGAAACTACTCAGATCAGGCAGGATAAGGCTAATGCAAATGCTAATGCGATTCTCCGTAAGTCTGAATATCAAGCGTCAATTACATCTGCTAAGAAGGCACGTTCTATCAATCTTGCAGGTATCAGGCTTGATGAATACAGTGCTAATTTGACTGCTGATAAACAGCGTATGGTTGAACCACAATTGGCACCGAGACCTCCCAAACCGATTATTTACCCACGTACACATTACCAAAACCCAATGAAGCCAGGTACACCTCCTAAACCTGTTAAAGGAGCTGTGCAAAGTGGAGCTATATTCCAAGCATTTGGATCTGGTTTAGGTAAACTTATGGGTATTAATTGGTCTAATTTAGCCCCACAAGACTGAAATTAATGGCTTATCAACAATTTGGGTCTTACGGAACCTTTAAACAAACTCCGTTCCCGAATAGAGCACAAAAGATTCTTGATGAACAAAAGATCCGCAGTCAGCAGCAGGCTACCTATCAAGAACAACAAAAACAACAGCAACAAAGCTACCTTGCTGTGATGCGGCAAAAGCTCATGGATGAGCGTGCTAATAGAATACGTAACTTTGAATTAGAAAACAAACAGAACGCTATCTATAAGGAACAGTTAGCACGTAATCAACAGGCTGTAAATAGGAATACACTCCAAGAGAAAGCTAATGCTGAATCCATTTATAAAACATTAGCAGATTTCTCCTTCACTGCTGCTGAGAAAGTTTTTGAGATTGGGGTCGAACAGAAAGAGAAACAGAGAAAGGAAGAATACGCTCGCGCCCAACTCTATGTTGATGGCATGAGTCCTGATGAATTTAGAAATGCGATGGGTGGTCTGCAAGTAATGATCAACTCATCGCGTTCTCAGGACGCCATGATTAATCAGCAGGCTGATATTGTTGAGTCTGAGACTTCTCCACAGGAAGCTGAACGTATCCGTAAATCTGCTAATGGTGGTTACCCGACCATTCTGGTGAAGCAGGCTTTGATGTCCAGAGCTTCTAGAAATGTAGCTCATTTTGCAAGATTATATCCTGACGTTAAAATAGAAGTAGAAGATCCAGCTTCAGGTGAACTCATTGAACTAGACCTCAACCAAGCTGAGGAGAAAGGTGGAGTCTATCTTACTCAATACTATAGAGAAGTTGTTGAAAGGACTGCTAACCAATTTAGAGAGCAGGGTGTTGACGAATTATTCATTAATAAATACTTCAACCAACCTGCCCAAAAATTTATTTCTCAACGTATTACTCAGGTAGAAGCTGACAGAGCACGGCAGATTAAGCAAAATAATGAGACTAGGAAACGTGATAGGATCACGACTGAATTTGATGTCGGTCTAAGTCAAGGCGATACCAATTCTATTTCTGATATTGTCGCAACCCAATTAGGTTATGGTAGTCCTGCAGTAAAACGGGATAATGTACTAAACACTATAAACACTGCTCTTGAAGCTGGCTCCTTTGATGACCAACTACCGTACCTACTAGATCATATTAAATCTCAACAGATTACATTGGGTGATGGTAATGTAGTTCCATTGGAGTCACTTGCCGGTAGGAACACTATTTATGATTCACTTATTAGTAATATTGAAGAGCGTATAAAAGGTCAGGAAAATGAAGAAACTTCATTATTGAAAAGTCAAGCTGAGGAGCTTGCAGATCTACATGTTCAAGCTGCTTTAGATAATGACGGTAGAGGTGATCCTAACGAGATCATTGCTTTAAATAAGAAAGCCTTCGAAATACGTGACCAACTAGGACCAGAAGCATTCCAAGCTTATCGAGACAGAATTGCAGAATATGATTTAGGTGCTGTTGATAAATTAGATAAAGATACGATGTTCAACACTCTTCGTGAAAAGGCTGTTGAAGGTGATCTAACAGCATTGGAATTGCAGCAAAATATTTCTTGGTTAAGCGACGCTCAATCTAAAGAACTCCAGCAATTCATGATTGGCACTGGTGCTAAACCTGGCGAAGGGTATTCTAGAGATGATATTGAATCTCAAGTCAGGAAATTATTCAAGAAAGCACTGGGCAATGAAAGCACAGATAAAATTGATCACCATAGTATTGACTGGGCTGTATCAACAGCAGGTTCTTACTACATTGAACGGTTTGAAACTTTCATTAAAGACCCTAATTATACTCCAGAATCAGCTGCAGAACAAGCTAGAAAAGATACTCTTGATTATGTCACAGCTGGTGTAAACGATGAAAAAAATCCTTTTTATGTCGTTCCATCTGATCAAGCTAAAGGTACTCAAGCTTTCTTTAAAAACTTTGCTTCTGGATTTACTGCTGGTCAACGAACTAATCCTGAACAAACTTATAGGGAGATTGCTGCTGATCCGTCTAAATTATCCACAAAGGTATACCTAAGTTATTCTTATATAAATGATGTTAGGAATGATATTAAAAATGGTAGAGCTGTTACTTATACCCATTGGGTAAACCAGATTGCAAGACAAAACAACATTAAACCTTACGAGGTTTTAAATCAACAGATTAAAGCAGCTGGTGGTACGGAAGAAATCAAGCCAGGATCTTATGACCTTCTTTTAGATAAGTCAGTAGATAATCCTAGGCTTACAAACCTTCTTATGCAGCCTACTCAAGCAAGAGTTAATACATCAATTATCAGCACCAATAATGCACCTTCAGTCGTACGTTCTGGCGTCCAGGGCGAGCAGGATGTGATGCAACTAGCAGAACTAGCTCAATTCCCTTCTGCCCCATTAGCGGCTGCTATGTGGGCCTTAGAGACCGGTCGCGGTAAGACAGTGCATGGTCCTAATGCATTGTTCAATATTAAGTCTACAGATGGTTCTGGTACTACGACTAATACTAAGGAATACTTAAACGGTAAATGGGTAAATACTTCTGCTACATGGGCTAATTACGAATCACCACTTCAATCAGCTCAGGCTCTTACTAAGTGGGCCATGAAGGTTCCTGGTTATAACGAAGCTAAGACACCACGTCAATTACTCAATGCTATGTATAACGCTGGGTATGCTACTGATCCGAATTATGTACAGAAAATTGAGTCCATATTTAAGAGTATGGGTTTCAATATTGATGCACCAATAATTCCATATAGTGGGCCTAAAGCTAGGGATCCTAATTTTATGTCTCCATCATTGAGGGCAGTAAGTGATATCATGTATATTACTGGTGGTGAAATGGCTGGTGATACGCCAAGTTATCATCTTGATTTAAAACAAGTCGATGATCCAAATACTCCTCAGAATGAACTTACTACATTTTGGAAAGAAGATAAATATGATAAATATATAGAAATTAATGACCCCGAATTTGGACGTATTGCCCCGGCTGAACTTAGGAAAAAATATTATAAAGGTGGACGTCATCCTGGCACTGATTTCTATGCACATCGTAATAGATATGATGCACAAGGCCGTCGATATGATGGAACACATTATGGATGGGATTACCCGACTGCTGATGGGTCTGAGATACGATTTAAAAATGGGGCTTATCCAATATCAATAAGATGTACAAGTTACGGTGCGGAGCTAGTTGCCCAAACACCTGAAGGTAGGTTTAAAGCCACTCATGGTAATTGTTCAACTAATAAAAAATTATTTTATTGAAATAAATGACATACTCACCTTATGATCCTTCGACTTACGAGGATGAGGAGCAACTTAAAAGGTATCGTGAAAATCCGGGAGAAAATTTTGATGGCCTTTACGAAGGACAAGACATCGTTGAAGGACGTCCCGGATCAAACGAAAAGGTTGAAGACAAACCTACTGAATCCACAAGTGATCAGCCTAATGTATTAGACAAAGCTGGTCAATTTATTGAAGACAATAAAGGCGTAATATCCAAAGCAGGTGCTGTTGCTGCTAGTGCAGTACCTGTTATTGGTCGCCCTTTGAGTGGTCTTATTGAATCACAGGGATACGATACCGATGCTGAAAAAGAAGCTGCACTATTAAAAGGTGCTGCTCTTGAATTACCGCTCATTGATTTTGGAATGGATGCTATTGGCAACATTCCTGGCGCAGCAGGTATAGATGATGCATGGGATGAGCAAACTAAGTTTAAAAATCCCAATGTACAAGCAGCGAGAGATGTTGCTTCAGTCATTGTACCCTCTATTGCCCTGACTATGGCAGCCGGTCCTTTAGGTGCTAAAGGAGCTGCAGCTGTTGGTGGTGGAAAAATCCTTCAAGGTCTTTCTGCTATCTCCGCAACTGCTGCTACTGATGCAGCTATTACTGGTTTATCTGACTATTCAGAAAGAGATGAAGGGTTAGCTCGTGGTATAGACAATTTCTTAGAACAAATTGGTCGTCCAATGGATCTCAAGATTCCTCAAGCCATTATGGTTATGGACGATGACTCACCAGAAGTTAGACATCGTAAGCTGATGATGGAATCAGCTGGTCTTTCAATTGTTGGTGATGCTCTTGCTTATGTCTTAGGTGCTGGTAAACCGATCATGAATTGGTTTAAACCTAAAGATGAAGTTGCTGAAACCTTTAAGCAACTCAATATAAGAGCAAATCCTGATCCTGATACTGTATTTAAGACACAAGAATTAGATGAAGAGATTCTACAACTCACTGATGAGATTGAAGGGGCTGCTCCAGGAACTGATGTCTCTGAATTAATTGCTCAAAGAGATCTTCTTCAAGAAGAAAATGCTCAACTGTTTGCTAAATACTTCGATACTGGACGTACTGCAGCTACTGTAGATCCTCTTGAAAGTTATGTTGGTATGCAACAGGCTAGTAGGGAGTGGCAGACAGATGATGTAGGAGCTATGAAACTTCAGGATAATCCTGAGCTTAAAGACTTCGATCCTGATGTCCAGTCTGTATTGGCTGATGAATCCTCTAGACCAAGACAATCTTTTCCGCGCGGAAATATTGCAAGAAATGCAGCTGATATTGGTGCAATAAGAAGTGGAACTGCTACAGGCACTCCATCACCAATTATCTCCTATCCCATGCTTAAGGAAGGTATGGGTCTTGACAGTAATTCCCGTAGAATTGTCACTGAACTTACTGATGAATATCGTCAAACCGGTAAATATGATGCTGTTGTTGATGGATTCCGTCAGACCAAAAAGGAGATTGATGATAATGCATGGGATCTAACAGCTGAAATTGTAGCTGCTAGGGATACCGATGAACTCCGTGAAGCATTTGTTGGACTTAAAGCAACACGTCAAATTGCTGAAAACTATGGTGTGGATCTACTTGTCGATTCTGCTGTAGGTGACGTTGGACGTGCTCTTAAGATTCTTACCAATGAATTCCTTGGTGAAGAAGTGACTGCTATGTCTTCCAAGGCTATGTTTACTACAGCTAAAGAAGTGGATACTCATCTTGAGGCTATGGAATTATTCCGTGGTCAAGTTGATGAGGATGCATTAAGTGATATTATCATTGATAAGATCGGATTCTTGGCTGAAGAATATGGAATGGCTAAGATGGCATGGGGTTGGTCTGGTAATAACTTTAAATGGTGGCAGAAGAAACCTGATCCTGTTGAAATCGTAAAACAGTTTGCACAAAAACAGGAAGCTAATCGTAGCTCTGCTCTCTTATTTAGAGATGATCTCAAGAGATTGAAGGCTGAGAATCCTCAAGCTGCTAGAACTCTTATGATGGCTTATAATGTCTCTAAAGGTAATATCGACTCATACGCTAAGTTAAACAAGTGGGCCAAAGATCAACTGTCACTACGTTCAGTATTTGTTTCTGGATCGGATGGTGAATCAATATTCAGTCGTGGTCTCTGGAATGTACTTTACAACAATGCTTTGTCTGGTCTTTCAGCAGGTAGAGCGATGGTTGGTAACATCTCTGCTCTTGCCCTTAAACCAGTTGATTACCTAATTGGTGCTGGTATCCGTGGTGCGTTGAAGGGTGACTTCGAACCACTTCGTCGTGGATTCTATGCATTCGGTATTCAGAATGAGATGATTGGTAGAGCCGTTAAAGAAGGCTGGGATATGTTCATAAAAGCTTCTAATGATCCACAAGCTGTAATTGATATGGCTCGTAAGGACTACCAATTATTTGGTGATACTGAAAAGTGGAAAATCATGGATCGTATGGAGCAAGAATTTATTGATAATAAACAATTCGGCCAACTTGCTAAGTTACGGTGGGCACGTGTCAACCAAGCTGCAGGTATGAATAAATTCATGCGTTATGGTCAGAACCTAATGATGGGTGTTGACAAAATGTCAGAAGTTATGGAAGCCACTATGGTTTCTAAATTACGGGCATGGGATGACACATATGTACAAGGCCAGAAACTAGATACCAATGCTTTAAATGCAGCTCAGGAAGTTCATTACAGTAGAGTCTTTGACCCTAAAACAAATCGTCTTAATGATAAATGGGTGAATACTCAAACTAGAGAGTTGGCTTTGAATGACTCTACTCAGTTTGGGGATGACATATCAGCAATGATAAGTAAGTATCCAGCCTTAAGACCTTTCATTATGTTCCCCAATACAGGGATTAACTTTGTCAGAAAGACTGTTTCTTATACTCCATTTGCAGCATTACCTAATTCCAATAAATACGCTAAAACTATCCTTGCTAAATCAGATGAACAAGTTGGTGAAGCTTTAATGCTACATGGCATTCCAAGTGATGATCCAATGGGCAGGACTATCGTTGATAATTTAGCTACTGAATATCTAGGACGTATTGCTACCGGAGCTATGGTTACTATGGGTCTGATGAATTATGCTTTATCAGGAAATATTCGTGGTAATTGGCCGCGTGATCCGAGACAAAGAGCATATCTTAAGGCCAATGGGTGGCAACCTAAGCAAATCAAGGTTGGTGGTATATGGATATCTTACGATGGAATAATTCCATTAGACCCACTTCTAACTACAATTGGTGACTTAGGTTATTACGCTAATGATCTTTCCAGTCCTCTGATGGAGGATATTCGGGACAAAATTATTTGGACTATTGGACAATCCTTATCAGGTGCGACTCCATTACAAGGTCTTGAACCATTGGTTGCATTAGCTGGTGGTGACGATACAGCTATGAGTAGGTTCTTAGGAAACCAAGCTCGCCTTGCTATCCCTCAATCTAGTGGGATGGCTGTTCTTGCTAAGGCATGGGATAGTACAAGTAAAGAGATCTATGATGATCTTCAAGGATATATTGCAAGTCGTATTCCATTTGCTAACAGCACAGTTCCCGATAAATATGATTGGTGGACTGGGCAACGTGCAAATGAGATTGATAATCCTATCTTGCGCATCCTTAATGCTGTTAATCCACTTCCCGTGACTGCGAATCAAGAACCATGGCGTCTATGGGTCAATCAATCTGGATTCAATGCTTCTACTTATCTTCTCAAAGATAGCACTGGTAGTTATGAATATAATAACGAACAACGTTCTATCATGTCCAAATATATTGGTGAACAAGAAATTTGGAAAGAAGTCGAGAAGATGCGTACCAATAAAAAGTATAATGATCAATTAGATACTGTACGTGCAGAACTTGCTACAGGTAAAACCTATGATCAATTACAACCTGATACTAGGAATCTTCCTGTCCTTAGAAGGCTAACTAATCTTGTTAAATCAGCCAAAGAGGTTGCTGAAGCCAAGATGTATGAAACATATCCTTCTATGCAAGTACAAATTGCAGGAAGTAAGCTAAGTGAAAATATGATGAGACAAGGTCGTGTCAGTGAAGCCTACGATAAGGCTGAAAAAACTCAAGAACAAGTTAAACAATTGGAACAATTTAGATGACTTACACTCCTTTCGCCTCTGATACATTTACGAATGTAGCAGCAGGCACGACCAATTTTACTATTACATGGGAGTACACCTACAATCCATATTACACAGACACAGATGCAGTTAAAGCTACTGTAAATGGTGCTGCGTGGACTGTTTCTTCTGTTAGCGGCAGCACTGTCACCCTTGCATCTGGTATCCCAGCTAATGCCACTGTTATCATTTATCGTGAAACAGATCTATCAGAAAATGTAATTACTTTCAACGCTGGATCTACTCTTAAATCTGAAGATCTAAACTCAGATTTTGATCAACTCCTATTTGCTTCTCAAGAATTTAGGGATATTGACGAAAGCTTACAGACACAGATTACTGGTATTTCTAACAGTATCAATAATCTTATTGTCTTTGTAGAAACCGCAACTGTTGCAACCCTAAATACCATTGCTGGTGGTCTTACTACAGCTGATGCTGGTAAAGCATATGAGGTATTAAACTCTACTAGTATTGATAGTGCAGCAAACCCTGTAGTTAATAACTTACCAGCCAATGTAACGTGGGATTCCACTATCCAGACAAAGGTTAAGTGGAATGGTGCTTCATGGGACTATGTAATTTATGCCCCAGCTAATCCTGATGTAAGATATGCCTTTAAATCTGGTGATACTTTCACTGGAGATATTAATATACCTGCTACTACGTCTAGCACTCCATCCACTGCTGCAGTAACTAAAGCATATGTTGATGCACTGTCTTCAGTATATGTAGATGTTGCTGGTGATACGATGACAGGTGATCTGATCATCCCCACAACTACTAGTGGTACATCGAATAGTGCAGCTGTAACTAAATTGTATGTTGATACTGCTGTTGCTGGTAGTGTCTCAAACACAACTTATACATATACATCATCTTCTGTCACTGGTGGAGCTAACCTGACATTAACAGGTAGTGATTCATCCACTAATTCAGTTAAATTAGAAGGTGCTGGTCTTGTAAACATCACTCAAGCAAGTAATGTCGTCACCTTAAGTGTCGGTAATAGTGCTTTTATTGAAAATACAAGGACAGTTACTTCTAGTTATTCTATTGCAGCTGGTAATGGTGCCCACTCTGTTGGTCCCATTTCAGTTAATAGTGGCGCAACAGTCACAGTCCCCAGTACATCTTTACTTATTATTATCTAATGGCATACGGAAAAATCAAAGTAGATTCTATTATCTACGATAACTCTGGTAGTGATGTTGAAATTTCTATTAGTGGTATCCCTAGTTTAGCAGGTGCAACATTTACCGGAGATGTTAATTTCGATGGTGCTGTAGTTGTTAAAGGTGATGCAACTAATGGTTCAGGTGAAATTACTTTGAATTGTGAGAACAACTCTCATGGTGTCAAAATCAAAGGACCACCACATAGTGCAGCAGCTACTTATACGCTGACCCTACCTAACGATACAGGCACAAACGCACAGGTTCTTACGACTAATGGCAGTGGAACACTTACATGGTCTACTCCTGCCGCAGGTGTATCTCTCTCAGCAGCTAACACTTGGACTGCTGCCCAGCGTAGCGCAATCACAACTCTGACTTCAGGTGCTACTGTTACCCCTGATTTTGCAGATTCTAACAACTATACGCTTACTCTCGGTGAAAACCTAACTCTTGCTAACCCGACAAACCTTACAGCTGGTCAATCTGGTTCTATCTTCCTTGTCCA